CCCACGGTATAGGTCTACCCAACATAGTGGGTTGTTCTACAGTATTAACACCAATACCAGGAATATTTGCAGACTGTGAGAAGTAAGCGATCTTTGGAAAATCTGCCAAGACAAATCTAAATCCGATAGGTGACAGGAAATTCCTATTCTCTATCTGACTATTCCAACTAGTCGCTTTTTGTCCACCTTCTTCGTAACTACTGGTCATAGAACTGTCCTATCCCATATACCCTGTGCTTGCTCACTCACTTCACAGAGTTCTGTTGCCCATAACATATCTTTAAGAGTAACATCTCTGTTAAGGCGAACCTTACAGGCTATGATGCTAATTCTACATCGATCATCTTTAGTTAACATTATTTATCTCCTTGCTGGTACAGGTGCTCCACCGTCATCATCATCTTCTTCATCAATCCATGGATCTGGGGTTAGTTCTGTAATTCTTTTACGTAATGACTCATGTAATGGGTCACTAGTGGGTGGTGGGATCTTAGCAAACGTAACACCCATCAACTCATCACCTGGTTTAACATCAACCATCTCTGGATGAACAGGTTTAGTGATAGTTTTCTTAGTAACTACAGGTTTAGTGGGATCAACCTCAGGTGTATTAAGATTCCATGCACCAGCCATTAACCTAAAAGCTTGCACTAGTAGGTACAGTGAGGTTGCTACAAATAGAAAGTTAATCATCATCTTTTGGTTCTCTTAACCACTGGTTAAAGAGATAAAACCACACTATACCCAATACAATTATGGCAATTGTCCTAATAGAATCGGGTGAAGTATCAATCATATCCTTGGTATATATTTAGCTCCTTGCTTAACCAAAGGAATGACATCACTCTCCACTCTTTGACTAACTTCTTCTACAATATTGTCTATTACGTTTACATCCAAGTCCATAAAGGGTGGGATAATACCTAAAATTCTTAATAAACCATCTACAAATAATGCCAGACAGATGAATCCGAGAATCATACTAATAATAGTCGCCTTAAAATTGTGCTCTGCCATTGATGCTTCATCTATTGCCCGTGCTTCGGCAACAGCTGCGTCAATAAGAGCGTCTACCTCCTTCTTGGTGTAAACGTTGTCTATCGGTGTCATGATGTCTCATTACATATAGTACTCGTCTAGGATCTCTAGTGTCTTATTTAGGTACCTGTCTGCTCCTATACACTCCCATTCTCCCATCTCATTTCTTTGACATTTGTCTTCCAACTCATTCTTGAGTCGCATGAGCTTGTGGGTCATTGTAACCTTGTCCAGTCTGCCGTTCATGGCTAGTACCTATGTGATACCTAGTATTTATAGTATAGCACATAAAAAAGACCCCCGCAGGGGTCTCTTTAAATGCTTGTATGAGCATAACCTTACATAAGGTTGTCAACAAGAGTACGTCTGTAATAACGGTTTGCATTAGCAGTAAGAGCACCACTTCCCTGAGCAGTTCCCTCAGCGAATGGGTTGGCAACCATGCCATAACGAGTCTTAAAGCCAATTTTTGGTTGGAAGGTGTCCTGACCAACGGCACGAACCATCTGTAGTGGAACGTATGGGCAGTAAAACAGTCCAGCGTCATAGGCAGAAGAACCTTTGTATCCAGCAACGTAGAAGTGACGATCACTTACGTTAGCAGAGTAAGGGTCAACATAGACCTTGATGCGTCCGTTCAGAGTTCCAGCAAGTGTGCTGCTGTTGTCATCTGGGAGCAAGTTGCTGTTACCAGCAAGAGCAGGAGTGTAATCAAGAACGCCAGCCATTGATAGTGCAGAAGCAACGTCGGCAGAGCAGATCAAGATGTTACCCTTTCCACGACGAGTTTCATGCCCGATTGCGTTCATGTCTCGTTCGATGTTAAAGAGTAGACCCTTAAACTTCTCAACTGACCATCTACCATTGGAGTCAACGTCTAGGTCAAAGATACCAGCGGTTGCTGTGTTGTTCTGTGCGCCTGGACGTGCGATCTTGTAAACAGTTCTAACTACTTCACGGTTGATCTCAGCAAGAACCTCTGTTGAGAGGATGTTTGCGAGTTCAGACTCAGCGTCTAGTCCGTGAACTGCCTTAAGGTCTTGAGCCAATTCTAAACTGTACTCAGCTTTGAGGGCACGTGACTTAGCGGTCACTGTTACCTTCTCAATGCTGAAGTTCATTTCAGCGAACTGGTTTCCAGCAGCATCACCTAATGCTTCAGCCTCTGCCGTTGGCATGCCGTCTGAAGTGTTATAGGTTCCAGAAGCGTTAAGAAGTCCTGGGTTAGATCCTGCTTGTGCAGTTCTACCTAGGTCGCTTGCAGCGTTCTCTGCTGAGAACTCTGTATCTGCTTCGTTAAAGAATGCTTCGTTGGAAGTACCTGTACGTGTTGTACCGTAGCGTGATCTCATTGCGAAGATCAAACCAGTAGGACCAGTCATAGGCTGAACACCAGCAATGTCATAAGCAATAAGCTTAGGCATTGAGCGTCTGATTAGACTAATCAAAACTGGGTCGAAACCAGCAACAGGACCTGTAGCGGTGGAGGAACCACTGAATCCAGCAGTACCTGCGCTCATAGTAGGAGCGGCTTCGTTAAGAACGCCAGCCTCCTCCCTGAGGAATCTTTCTTGGTTTTCTAACAGGACGGAGGTAACGGCCTTTCTATACTTGTCCTTGATCCCATCGATCTCGGAATGCTCTAGAATGGGTTCCCACTTTTCCTGCAATGATTCTGAATTAAACATTGCGTTAAATTTTTTTCTAGGAAATTAGGTTTACTATTATCACTTACTGGACCAGCGAGACAGAGCACTTACGTACCCTTCCATAGCTGAACCTACATTTGCTTGTGCTTCTACTTGTACATCCTCAGTCACAGTTTTAGTGGCTGGGGCGGTAGAGAAGTATGACTCACGTAGTGTTGCAACTTTCTCTCTAAACTGCTCCTCATTCTCAAACTCAACAGCTTCTGCAAGTGATTGCAGTTTCTCTTTCTGAGAGAGACTTAATCCCTCACTCAGCTCGCTCACAATCCCATTCTTAATATAGCCGCCGACCTCTTTTGAGAGACCAACGTTTTCTTCGATCTGTTCGTTGAGTTTTTTCTCCATAGTATCGAGTTGCTCAGTCATTTCATCAACTAAGTCAACTTTCTCGTCGGGAAGATCAATGAAATTCTCGACAAAAACTTGTTTGAGACCTGCCATGACACTCTCTGCCATTTCAGTTTTAATTCCGTGCTCAATTGCGATCTCATTGTCCTTAACCCACTTCGATACGTGGTAGGCAAGAGTCTCGTCAACCTTCTCTGCAAGATCGGATTTAACAGTCTCGATTTCTTCTTCTAGAACCTTAGCATAATCAGTATGCATACGCTCTAGTTCTTCGTTTATCTTGGAAACAACTGCTGCTTCGAAGATTGTCTTTGCTTTCTCTTTAAACTCTTCAGAGAGATCCTCTCCTTCTGTTAGAGCAGCAACGTCAGCAGATAGATCGATCTCGATCTTTTCTACATTTTCTTCTTCTGGAGCTTCGGTTTCAGCAATCACCTCTCCTTCAGGTTCATGACCTGCTTTTACATCACCCTTACCAGAGAACTCTGCCTTCTGTGCAGATGCATCAGATGGTTTTGTCTTAGGGGGTACTGCGGTTGGTCCACCACCAGTCTTATACTTGTTGGAATCATCAGTGGGTTTACTGTTAAATGGTGTAGGTCCACCAAGATCTTGTGCACCGCCGAGACGACTACCGTCATTCTCTAGTTTTTTCTGGGCTTTGTCACCAGCGTTGGCGTTCGCCGTCACTTGGTTTTCATCCAGGTTCTCAATAGCTTCAGACATTTCGTTGTCTCCTCGTATAAACAGGTGATTTGCTCTAATTATTTATAACTTATAAACTTTGCAAGAACTCATTAAATGCGGAAACCTTTCTTTCTGCAATTTGAGTCCGTGATGCTGAGTCAATTCTTGACTTAATTGAGTCAAGTCGTTGTTCAGATATGCCTCCATTATTCCAGATCCATTCCTTACCTTCCATGATTCCATTTACGAAAGCATCAGGTGCAGATGGGTCAGCAACAATATCAGCAGCAGTAGCAAGAATGAAGTCATCCATTACTACCTTTACTCCGTTCTCTTCTTTAATCGAACCGAGACCCCGTGAAGACACGCCGAGCTTAATGCCTTCATCGAGTAATTCTTTAGCGACACGTCCCATAGGAGTGTCTAATATACGTGCCTTACCTACGTAGTTATTACCCTCTTGCTTAAGAGAAGTAATGAGGTGTGACACACGGTCTAGATTGATAGTAGGACCATCAGGGTGTCCTAGTTCTCCCATCGCACGACCTTTTTTAATGTAATTTTCGTTGTACTTCTGCACCTCTTTATTAAGAGTTTGCAGTGGATACATACGTCCATTACGATTCTTTATAGCTCCTTGCAAGAACACACCCTCAATAAAGGTTCTCCTTTTAGATCCTTTACCTTCAGTGATGACTTTAGTATCATGAATTTCTTCAGTGATCAGTTTCATTTGATGTTTCCTCTGGTTCTGCAGTTGCTACGGCGGTTTCAGGTTCTTCCTCAGTGGAAGTTTCTGCTTCTGGCTCGTCAGGAGTAGGAGCGAACATAGCATTACCTATGTCTTTCTTAAGTGTCTCTATACTATCGACGGCTAGTTCTTTCATACGACTATCAACGTAATCTGACAGATCTTTTTGACCTGCGAATACGGAATTAACGATGTCAAGTGCTGGTTCTGATGGCATGATTTAGAATTCGTATAATACTATTTAGATTTCTCCCTTTTTGTAGTCTTTAGGTTCCATCTGTGGTTCCTCTTCTACTGGTTCAGGTTCGGGCGGTGTTGCCGCCAGTTCCATCTGGGCTAACTCCAATTTCTGCATCTCTACGGGAGGTATTGCCATTCCCGCTTCGACTTCTGATGCCATTTGTTCATCGATATCACCGAATTCAGCATCAGTCTGCTTAAGTATATAGCGACGTAAGTACTCCAAACTGAAGTATTTACCTACAAATGGATCCATTTGAGCGAGAAGTGCCATCCTCTCATTCATTACTTCCTTCTCTTTCATCTCAGAGAAGTAGTTGTCAGCAATGAAGTTGTATTGGATGTGTTCCTTCAGATCATCCCACTCTTCTAAACTAAGTACACCCTTAAGTACTAATTGAGTTTTGAGTAGGTCATCAAAAAGATCAGTAAACTTCTTACGAAGTCTAACAATGAACTTCTGGAACTTAACTTCGTCTCTTGTAATCTCCGCAGATCTACCAACGTTAAATGAACTCTCTGATTCCAAACGGGACTCAGGTACATTCAGTGAACGATATAATTTCTTCTGGAAATATTTAACGTCTTCCAACTCACCTAAGTTCTGACCACCTGGAAGTGTAGTGATTTCAGTACCTCTACCACCTTCTCTACGTGGTAACCAGAAGTCTTCCAACATGGACATGAACTTCTTGTCATCACGAATCTCACCAGTGTCAGCATTATATACTAACTTATTCCTATAGCGAGACATGACCTCACGGAGGTATTGTTCCGCCTTCTGCTTAGGTAAGTTACCTACATCGATGTAAAATATTCTACGCTCAGGTGCTCTTGATAGTCTATAGATTACCAGACTATCCTCAATCATCCTAAGTTGATTAATTGCCTTAATCGCTTTGTGCAAATGAGAGAGAACATAGTTCCTCTGCATGTCCAATTGCCCTGAGTGAGCATATGTAACAGCATCAGGTGCTA